CTCGCAGTAGCTCTTTTAACAATTGTTGCCTCTGTTTTTGCAGGTATTCGGTGGATAGTAAAACACTATTTATCAGAGCTTAAAGATGACCACAATGGTGGGCATAATTTAGAGGGCAGAGTCAGGCGCATAGAAAATAAGCTAGACACGCTTTATGAAATACTCATAACTAAAAACTAACCTGCATACCCTTCTCCTATGAGAAGCTGCGTGATAGTGCCAACTAGAGGCAGACCTGAAAACATGGCCAGACTAGCTGCATCCTTTGTTGGCACAAACGCATCTGTAGATCTATATGCTGTAATAGATAATGATGATCCGAAATGGGATGAGTATGCAAAAAATGAAGACTATAAATGCTTGCCTTCGGACAATAAGACAGGCGGTTGCGCCAAAGCTCTTAATGATGCTGCGGTGCATCTACTTGATTACAGTCGCTTCCCTCTTTATGATCTGTACATTTTCATGGGTGATGATCACCTGCCTAGATCGCTGGATTGGGACAAGGCTTTTGAAAAAGCGTTATTAGGTAAGACCGGCATTGCCTATGGTGATGATCTTTTGCAAGGACAAAACCTGCCTACAGCTTTTGCAATGACCAGAGATATTGTTGATCAGCTCAGAGGTATTACTTTTCCCGGTTGCATACATTTGTATTTTGATAACTTTGTAAAACAATTAGCAATAGATCTTGGCTGTCTTATTTATTTACCAGATGTGATCATTGAACACCTGCACCCGGCAGCTGGTAAGGCTCCTATGGATGAAGGCTATGAAAGAGTTAATCAAGTTAAATGGTATGAAGAAGATTTATTAACTTTGCAAACTTACTTAAGATCTACAGAGTATGCAGATCTTGTACATGCACTTAAATGAAAGTCCTTATCACCGGCTCACATGGCTTTGTAGGCAGAGCCTTTAGGCGTGCCTTACCTTATGCACAATTGACTTTAGTAGATCTAAAAAATGGGACAGATTGCCGGGACTTTTTCAAATTAGAAACAAAAAAATATGATCTTGTAATACACCTTGCAGCTATTGTAGGTGGTCGGCAACAGATAGAAAATCAACCTTTAAGTTTAGCTGTAGATCTTGCCATTGATGCTGAGTTTGCTAATTGGTGCATGGTTACAGAGCAGCCTTATGTAGTTTATTTCAGCTCATCCGCTGCCTATCCAACAGAGCTACAAACCCTAAACAAAAAACATAAGCTCAAAGAAAAAGATCTAAACTTTAAGAAAATTGGCGCACCTGATATGAGCTATGGCTGGGCTAAATTAACAGGTGAGATGTTGATGAGTTACCTGCGTGAGATGGGTACACAGGTCTTAATCCTTAGACCCTTTAGTGGCTACGGCACTGACCAAGACATGACCTACCCTTTCCCTTCAATAATGCAGAGGGCAATACTCAACTCAAATCCATTTGATATATGGGGGCGTGCAACTACTACTAGGGACTTTATACACATTGATGATGTAGTAGATGCTGTAGTGACTATGGCACAAAACAACTGCAATCAGACAGTTAATCTTTGTACAGGCAGACCTACCACTTTCCTTGAGCTATCACAGATAGCCTTAAAAACTCTTGGAATTACAAAGATGCCTAGGTTTAATATATTGGCTGACAAGCCGGCAGGGGTGGCCTACCGCGTAGGTGATCCAACAATGATGAGTGATTACTACACACCAAAGATTAGTCTTGAGGAAGGTGTCCACAGGGCTATCTCTGGTGTTTTATGATTTATGATTAGCTCATGGCAACTAAACGCAAAGTAAAAAAAGTAGCAAAGCGTAGGCGCACAACTAAAGACACGCCTTTAACTAAATTAGATTTTTGGGCTATTGCAGCTAATGAAGTTTATCTTGCTTGCCGCAAAGCTGGTATGGATGAAAGTACAAGCCTAGCTTTTGCAATGGATCGGTCATCTTATCCGGATTGGATTGTAGATACAAAAGATCCTTTGACTAAGCCATGGGATGATGATGAGGAAACAGATTAAGCGCGACAAGTCTTTTAACGCGAGGTACTTAATTTGTAGTGATCTGCAAGTACCATTTCAATTTGATGAGGCGATTGTCAATCTAAAAAAACTAGTAAATACTTTTAAGTTTGACCTTGTACTAAATGTAGGTGATGAACTTGACCTAAATACAATCTCTAAATACAGTCAAGGCAAAGCTGAGTCATTTCAACAAACACTAAATGCTGACAGAGATCTTTGCAAAGATATTTTATATGATCTAAAAACAGATGTAGTTTCAAGATCTAATCATGGTGATAGATTATTTAGTGCAGTCAGTCAGATACCCGGCTTGATGGCTTTACCAGAGTTACAATATGAAAAATTTATGGGTTATGAAGATCTTGGCATCTACTTTGCAAAAAAGCCGTATGAGATACCCGGCACTGAGTTTGTACTCTGCCATGGGGATGAGGGCAACCTGTCTAGGGTAGGCGGTTCAAGCGCGTTAAATATTGGTAAACGCTGGGGTCGGTCTGTTATTGCAGGGCATAGTCACAGGATGGGCTACACATGCCACTCAGAGGCCTTTAATGGCCGATTACAGAGGGTTTTAGTAGGTATAGAGGTAGGTCATACATGTAATATCTCTAAGATGCGCTATCTGGCTAAGGGCGGTTATTATGCCAATTGGCAAGCTGGGGCAGTAATTATGACTATTAAGCGTGGCAATCCAAGCTTTGAGATGATCCGATTCAACACAGATGGCAGCTTCGCCGCGCTAGGAAAAGCCTTTGGGTAATTGCATTTGTCAGTGGGCTATGCTTTAATTGCTTTTGTAAATGCAATTGACCTTGAAGGGGGTTGATATGAAAATTACTAAACATCAATTTGAAGCTTTAACAGAAGCTCAAATGAAATGGTCAGGCGAAACAGATTGGCTAACTCAGAAAGATCGCTTTGAAGATACAATTTGTTGGTCACATGAGTTTATTTATTGGGCAGAAAATTACGCCTCAGTTTTATTGGCTACTGAATATCTAAGACAAAACCGCTGGGATTATAGTATTAGTTTTGATAATGCTATAAGCCAATATTGTTTTACAACTAACTACTCCGGGTCATGGGTGAACGCATGAACGCTACAGAGTATGCACAAAAGGGTTGGTTTGTACTGCCACTTAAAAAACAATCTAAAGAGCCGGCTAGATTTCTACGCCATGGATATTTAGATGCAACAATAGATCAAGAAAAAATTGATCAATGGTTTGCAGATCAAGAGCTAAACATTGGCCTTGGTATATCTCAATCTAGTTTGGTTGTACTAGATTTTGATGTACGCAATTCTTGTAATGATCCTAAATGGCTAGAGTTATTAGATCGCTGTTTCAAATGCAACACACATGTTGTAGCTACACATGATGGCTACCACATATATTTCTATGTAGAAAAGGCCACGCAATTTAAGGGCAAACTAATATCCGGTATAGATATAAAACATAAAGGTTATGTAGTGCTACCGCCATCAATACATCCAAGTGGTACACAATACAAAATAGTAAATGATGTAGCACCTGTAGATTTACCAGAGGACTTGATGAAATTGATGACATGGTAATTGTTAAATATGACAAAGAAAGTGGTGCGTATGTTGATAGCAAACGCACACACTTTGTAAAGGCTTCTCTGATCAGGGCATACGCTCATAAATCTATGGGTGCATCTCAGGTCAGAGGTAGGCTCTCAGCTGCAATGGTTGAGGGTTATTGGTTAGACAAGTTCAAGGAAGCGGTGAAATATGAACTCTGAAATGTATGGATGGTTAATAACAATCTGCCTATTTACTTTGGTTGCACTGTTAATCGGTGTTACTTGGATGGTTGCAGTTGAAAATGGTTATGACAAAGGCTTTAAGAGTGGCTACAAGCGTGGCTTACAGGATGCCAAACAATCAAGTGTAAAGGTGGAAAAATTTACTGTTAGGAGTCATCCATCTATGCGCCAAAAAATGCTTGAAGCTGACAATGAATATCTTATGGAAAAGGTTGTAAGTCTTTGGGATAAGGAAATGAAATGATAGATCTTACTCAATATGAAGATGCGGCCACATTAAATAGATGGTTTCTAAATAACTATCCACTTGGCCGGATAGATCTACAGCTTGTAGAGATCAATCTTGATAAAGGCATTGTTGTATTCAAGGGCAGCTTGTACAGAGATAGCAATGATGCAAACCCGGCTGTTACTAATTATGCGAAGGGTGAAAGAGATGACTACCCTGCCCACATGCGTAAGTGGTATCTGGAAGATACTGCTACAAGCTGTATTGCTAGATGCCTAACACTGCTAAAAGGGTCAAACAAGACTGCACCTAAAGAGTCAATGGCAAGAGCTACAAGCTGGTCAGTAGAGCCAAAGGCAGCTTTGTTAGATGATCTACAAAGCGAAGATCGCCGCGCAGCTGAGGTTTTTGCGGAAGCTGTTAGAAACGCACCGGATGTAGTTATGCGTGAGGTAGGTACATTACCTGAGCAAGTTTGTGAAGACGGCTCAAGGATGCGCTTCAAAGAGGGCATCTCAAAAACTACAGGCAAACCTTTTAAGGGTTATGTCTGTGAGTGTGGTAAAGGATGCCCTGCTAAATGGGCATCACAATCTAGTAACGGCCATTGGTACTTCAAGGAGTCGGTAAATGGGTGACATGGAAATGATTGACAAGCATGGGGTCAAAGCAAAATTCACAGACAAGGGCGTAGAGCTTGAGATAGTCAATTGGACTGATCGTTGTGTTTCTTGTAATGATCCTAGGTTATTGCGTGAAGGCAACAGGAAAGTTTGTGCCTTTTGTGGGTGTAGGCAATGACCTTTGATTATCACAAAGCTATGGCTGAGGGTCATGGCTACAACAATTATGTAGCTAGTTTGCTCAGGTCTTATGGTGTGCCTAATGTTGATGTGCCTGAGTTTAGCATTGCTACCACTCATGACAAGATTGCAGACAAGACTAAAAATGAGAAGGATATAATTGTTGATCAGCTTGTATTAGAGGTCAAGAGTAGAGCTATAAGCTTTGATGGGGCAGATGACTTCCCTCATGCCCTTGTCCTAGTAGATACTGTTTATGGCTTTGATCAAAAGTTGATCAAACCCTTTGCCTATGTCTATCTGAGTCAAATATCTAAAGGTGTCTTTGCAATACCAGTGGCAACACGGGAATTTTGGACAATTGCTACTATTTATGATCATGCCAGACAAATTGAAGTTGAGTGTTACTTTGTATCCAAAAGACATTGTAGGCCGTTTATAGAGCTTGTAGATATACTTTTAGAAAGGGCACATGAGCGAGCCGGTGAGATGCAATAAGTGTGGCAGCTGGATCATGCGAGATGATCCATGTGTAACCTGTCAGATGTTGGATGCAGGAAAACACGCAATCAACAGATAACTTGCAAAGGAAGGTTGGTCATGTTAAATTACAACCGCTTTAGGGGGCTACGCGGAAACTCAGTCATACCGAGTGTCATCCTCAAACCTACTCATTGGATTAGCAATGGGGGGGTAGGGGGGGCTATCAGAAATCTAGTCACCCAAGTGTCAATATTTGTAATACTAATAAATCTAATAAATATAAATCTAGTCTTTGCTAAAGAAACTACAAAAACTTATCAAATGGAATACCTAAGACAATTAGAATACAGTTCAGATCAATATGATTGTTTGAGTCCACTAATTACAATGGAATCCCGGTGGCAATTGCGTGCTAAAAACGGGTCACATCATGGACTACCACAAGGCAGATCAAAATTCTTAGCGACAGCTGATCATAAGGCACAAATAACTTGGCACATTAAATACCTTAAACACAGGTATGGCACTGATAGGTTTGGTGTAGCAAACGCCTGTGGTGCATGGTCACATTGGCTTATGAAGGGATGGCATTGAAGCTATTAGATCTATATTGCAAAGCCGGTGGTGCTAGTAAAGGGTATGCATTAGCAGGGTTTGAAGTAACTGGTGTAGATATAAAAAAACAGAAACGCTATCCATACAAGTTTATACAAGGCGATTGTTTAGAATTGATGCAAGATAAAAATTACCTAAAATCTTTTGATGTGATAGTGGCTAGTCCACCCTGTCAAACACATAGCATCACGCAACATTTACGCAATGCACAAGGTAAATCAACAGACAAAATTGATTTGATCCCACAAACAAGAGCAGCCCTAATTAGCAGCGGCAAGCCTTATGTGATAGAAAATGTACCCGGAGCACCTTTGCTACAACCGGTGCAATTGTGCGGCTCATCATTTGATCTAAAAGTAAGAAGGCATAGATTGTTTGAAAGCAATGTCAAAATTGTAGGATCTATTTGTGATCATAAAAAACAAGGTAGGCCAGTAGGCATATATGGTTCTATGCGAGATGAAATACCGGGGGGGGACACACTGCTAAGACCATTGAACAAGCAAGAGAAGCTATGGGAATTAGCTGGATGATATGGGGTGAGTTAGTAGAGGCAATACCACCAAACTACACAAAGTATTTAGGTGACCAAATCTATAAGGAGTTAAAGTGAAAGACAGCGAGAAAATTACAATAGGTATCTGCTCACCGGGTTATGTAGTAACAGACTTTCTTACAAGCTTATTAGATGTGGCTAGATCTCAAAAGCAATTGGGTCAATTCATATCATTGCAAGGATCAGGTGTTATTAGTCGCTTACGCAATCAAGTAGTTGCAACCTTTATGGAGAAGACTACAGATGATTGGCTGTTGCAGATAGACACAGATCAACGCTTTACAGTCAATGACTTTAAGAAACTTATAGCTGCGGCAGATGCCAAGACCAGACCCATTGTGTCAGCTGTAGTACATGGTGGCTGGGAAGTAGGCGAGGCCTACCTTGAGCCAGTGCCTTGCATATTTAGGATGGGGACAGATAGTGGCTTATACGCATTACATGACTATGAGCCTGATAGCATTGTAGAGGTAGATGCAGCTGGGACAGGGGCTATCTTGGTACATAGATCCGTCTTTGATCGGTTTAGAAAAGAAGCTGATCAAACACACCAAGGAGATAAGTGGTGCTATTACCAAGACATGCCCTTACACAAAGAGTGGATAGGTGAGGATCTACTGTGGTGCATAAGAGCTAAGAGCTTTGGCTATAAAATATACGCACACACCGGTGTACAGATGGAGCATCAAAGAAAGAATTGGGTAGGATTAAGACAACACGCAGACTTTGAAAGGTTTAGGCGTGCAAGACTACAAAGTGAGGAACAAATACATGGCGATCATAACAAGTCAAGTAACAGTGACGACAACAAGTCAGTCAATAGTTAGTGTAGATAATGTGAGCAGGGATGTATTGCTACATGCTAAACACGCAAC